TGGTGTATGACTGAAGACCTTGCGCCAAAAGAAATGAAAGACCTTCAATTTGAAGATGTTGCACCTATCTACAAGAAAAATTATTGGGATCGTGTAAAAGGTGACAATCTTCCATCTGGTTTGGATCTATGTATTTTTGACTTTGGTGTAAATGCTGGAACAGGACGTGCAGCTAAATTTATTCAATCTATTATTGGAACCACAGTAGATGGTGGAATTGGACCCAACACACTAAAAACTTTAGAGGCTTATATTTCTGTTGAAGGACTAGAAGCTACTATTGATGCATACCAAGACAAAAGACAAGAGTACTATGAAAGTCTAAGTACTTTTGAAACCTTTGGTAAAGGTTGGACTCGAAGAGTTACTGAAACTACTGACGAGGCTCACAAACTTCTTTAAAGAAAACTTACCAATTGCCGATTAGCTATATGTTGTTCGGCAATTTCTTCTTTTGATTGCCCGTGATATTCAACGGCATGATGCTTTTCAATCATATATTGGTTAATAGATTTGTCAGCATAATTAGTAGTTCTCCATAGTTCACCTAGGATTCTACCAAATTTACCTTCTTTATCTTTCTGAGTTTTCAGAATAATTCCACCACTATCATCAAGCATATTAGTTAGAAAATCTTTAGCTGCTAAACCATATTTCTTTTCTTCTAAATCTCGTGTACGTGACTCGGGTGTATCAATACCAAACATTCTAATACGTTCTTTTTTCAGCCATACACCAAACCCTAGATCAATATCAACATCTACAGTATCACCATCAATAATTTTTACAACTGTACATCTATATTCATACATTCTATTCTCCTTAAGCTGCTAACGGCTGTTCAGGATTTACACCTAACATGTTTCCCCAAGCTGCATAGTAATGACGCATTCCCACTTCATCATGAATTGTATGATTTTCGTGACGTCCATGTAGGATACGTCTGGTTTCAGTACCTTCTCTCATTGTGGTACCCTGTCCGGCCACACCAATCAAATCTTCATGTAAGTTGCGACCAAAAGGTCCCCATATAGAATTGTGATGCTTGATTCTTGTTTGTCTTTCTTCGGGTGTATCTTTTTTTAGTCCATATCCTCTAAATTCAATCATAACTTTATTTGGTCCAAGTGGTGTTACTGCGTCACTACGATATGCGCTACCACGGAGGTTAAAGTTAAATCCTGGGAAGAGGTCAACCATGTACCACTGGTTCGGTGGTAAATTGGGGAATGAGAGCTCACCACGGTCTTCAAACCCATCGTATTCCTCATAATTAACAGTGAAGCTGCTAACATTGACATGACCATTATCAAAAGGAATATTCTTTCTAGCAAAGTATTCATCATTGAATCCTGACACTCGGTTAAAGTAATGCATAAAGTCGTGGTAGAATTCCGAGTTTGTATCATGCCACAACTTGTAATTAGTATCTATGACAGCTTTATGATAATGGAATACTTCCATTTCTTCAGTGTCAATAGCATCTTCAATACAATCAAATGCTCCTGCTGTCCACTGATCTACTGTCATTGAAGTTGATGTATCTAGTGTAACCCACACCATACCACCATGTTTAATCTCACAAGGTAGTTCTTTCCACTTAAGTGCATGATAACAAAGAGCCATATCATGTCCAGCTGGTTTGGTAACAGAATCATTTTCAAATGCCTTAACGTCACCACTACTAAATCTAATAACAATCACATTTCTAAATGCAATTTGTGTAGTCCTATAAGAACCTGTCATATCCATTTCACTTAAGTGACATACAGGAACCCATACCTTACTAAAAATGTCTTTAATTTCTTGTTCAAATATTTCGTGATTGTTATAACATTCGCTACTGATATATTCTACTTTTGGCGTAGCTAGCCATTTTTTGTGATTACGTGGGGCCATTCAAATCCTCCAATTATTTACAACAGTGTCTACAACCGCAATTGCATTTAGTTAGTTTACTTTTAAGCCATAAGATCATAGAATAAACTACTATACCGTATGCAGTTGCTATACCTATATCTATAAGGTGTTCTCGCATATGATAGATAAATTCTATTCCGGCTTGTACATCACCTTCCATCTTTGTCCTCCAGTACCCAGATCACTTTTTTGTCTTTTGTTACTGGGTGTTCGATTGTTATTGCAGGAACTTCTGGATTATGAGTTTTTGGTTTATACACCCACTCATATCCATCTGCTCTTTGCTCTTTCATAGTCTTAAAAAAGTCTATATTGTCATACATAAATGATCCAACTATTGTTGCTATTATTGATTCGATCATGTGTTAGTCTCCAGTTTTGATTTTAGTGAACGATATTTCCATTTGATCCTTTGACATCGTTCTTCCATTTCTTTGCAAGCATCATCTGCAGCTTTTTCAGCTTCAAACTCTATTTTATCTTCAATAAGAGCTATCCATATTATAAATGCAGTTAATCCAGCAAGGGTTAATATTACAAATAGATAAGTCATCAATCATATATTCCTTTATTGTCTTTTATAAAAACAGGTTTGCAATAAGCTGTAATTCTATCTTTTGGATCTACACGAGATGAATAACTATAATTGCCATATTGCCTTGGTATACGTTTAGCAAAATATTGGCATCTATCTATAGAATAAAAGAACATTGGATTCGGCTGTTCTCTTCTAAATTCACCAGTTCCCAAAATAACTACAAGCATAAATGCATGTACCATTAAATTAGACCTTTATAATCCATTGCCCAATAAACACAGGCACCTATGACACATGCTAGAACTATTATTAATCCAACAATAGATATTAATTCAATAAAATCTTTTCTCATTTGTGCTTGTTTATAAATTGTTTCTTGTCTCTTTTTTGCAATCTTACGTCTCATTTCAGTAAGCTCATCCCAAGTACCATATCCATATCTAAAATTTAATATAGTTCTTAGCTCCTTTTCTTGTTCAGCAATTTTCTTTTCGTGCATCAACAGTGCAAGAGCTTCTTCCTCTACAGAACCTGCATTAAATAGTTTCTTAAATAATGGTGGATTCTTCTGCATTTGCTGACCTTTTCGAAAGTCAGATACTGCAGTATACCATTTGCCCATTTGCCCAACAGTATTTTCGAAATCCTGCCCAGCCTGTACAAACTTCTGTACTGTTTTAAATGCGGTGGTCGCAGCCGTAATGGCTGTAAACGGATCTATCATTAGGGTCCTCTAAGTTTAATTGTTGATACTCTAACAATACTATAAAGGCACCCGTTCATTCATCGCTAACGAGGCGGTTTATTTCGTATTCTTTTCCATTTCTTTCAATCTTAGACTTCACCCAACGGGTTGGTCCTTTCATTTTCACAGGACTTTTATACGGCTTTCTTTTCCAGTTCGTCGGTGAAGGTGAACTCACCTTGGGTTTGGCGAATCTTCTTTTCATCGACCTCCTCGTCTTCTCTAACTATTTATACGAAAAAAAGTTTGAAAAAAGTGAAAAAACTTGTTTACAATCGCAAAAAACTGTGTTATAATATATGTACAAAATGAAAAAGGAAGGAAAAAATATGAATTACGCTAATCAGTTCGGTTACTCAGATGTTTCACCTTGCGAAGTCGTAAAGGTAGTATCTGAAAAAACTATGGAAATTCGCTATATGGATACCGAGGCACTCCCTTGGAAACGCGATTTTCATCCTGGTGGATTCTTTGGTCATACATCGAATCAAAATGAGCAGAAGTGGAAGATCACTTCCAATCCTGCAAACTCTGTTTTTCGTATCCGTTTGGGCAAAAATGGTTGGAAAGACAAATATGGAAATCGTTACAAGTTGGCTGATGAGCCAATCAAGTTTTACGATTTTAACTTTTAAACGAGGTAGTTATGAAAGGTTATATCATACCGGTAATTGCAGCACTCTCTTTGAGTGCTTGTAGTTCCCTGCCATTCAGTGGCAAAGACAAGCAACCACCTATCAAAGTAGGAGGTATGGACGTTCCAGGTTGGTTTCTCAGTGTGCCAGAAGATACACAGGATAACATCTACGCTGTCGGAACAGGACATTCGGACGACATGCAGTTCTCAATAGATAAGGCAATGCATGAAGCTAAAGTCGGTTTGGCAGACAAGATTGCAGCCCGTTCTTCAGCTGAAGTCAAAACTTATGTTACTGATAATGGCAAAGGTGGACAGTCTCTTTCTACAAGAAGGTCTACTAAGCTAGCAAAATCTGGTTTCAAGAATATTGATGTATCAGATTATGTAGTTGAACATCGTATGGTTATTATGGATGGAATGTTCTATAGGACTTTTATTCAGATGTCCATTGATCCAACTAATCGAAATGTTGTTACAAACACTTTCAATAGTTCAGATAATGAGACAGCAAAGAAGGCTATGGAGAACTTCTAATGATGGGCTGGGTTCTTTTATTTTTAACTTGGGGTGTTGCTATTATTATGGGAATGCAAATGACTGATGGTTACATTCCACCACTAAAAGAACCCTTGAAAGAAAAATTTGTGATCACTACATATGAAAATGGATATTGTATGAACACAGAAACTTTAGCTAGTCGGCTTATAAGAACTGTTGAGTCAGTCAAAATCGACTAGATATAAATAAATTTGCAATTGATGAAGCAAATTGAAAGCTAAACTGGACGCGGGGGCAGTACCCGCCGCCTCCACCATAAGCACAGGGAGTCAAGGCCTCCTACTTGGTAGCGACAAGTAAAAACGTAACTCTTATCCAACTCGGCCTGGTTGGTGTGCTTATGATGGGGGCGAACTAGGATCGACAGGTAGTGCATAGATGAGTGGAGATTGCCGGAGGCGAACGCGTAATAGTCGCACAACGACAAATGCAAACGATAACTTTGCACCTGTAGAATACGCACAAGCTGCGTAATCTAATGAGCCCGAGGGGAGCTTGGAAACAGAATCCCCTCACATAACTTTAACACACACAGGAGGACAATATGTCTAAAAACCCTTACGAGATCAGACTCGAAACTTTAAAAATGGCTAAAGAAATGGCCGATCAAACATTTCACTTACAACAAGATTTAATGTATAGAATGATGGACCAAGCACAGGAAAGCCGTCAGAGCGTAAAAGATGCATACGAAAAATATGTGCCAAATATGTATCGCCCTGATGATATTATTGCTAAGGCTAACGAACTATACAGGTACGTAAGCGAAAAGCAATAGGAGTACTTATGGCAGAAGAAACTAAAAAAGCCGTTGAAGTAAAAAATGATGAGAATGAATTTGAACTTATGCTAAGATTTTTTGGCAACGAAATTCTTGCTATCAAATTAGCTGCATCTAATTTTAATGGTAAACTCATTATGTGGGCTATGGTTATCATGTTCTTTACTTTTATGATTATGGAAGTATTTGGATTTAGTGCATGGCTAGGAATATCTGGAGAATATTAATATGAGACAATTTGTTTATGATAGCTGGAACGGTGTTATGAATGCGGAAATAAATCCGTTGAGACATATTCCGGACACTAATGTGAGACATCTAGTATTTCAAGTACTTGCTTGGATGTGGTGTATCATATTCAGCATGTGGGTTGGTAGTTTCTGGGTTATGGGCATCAGTATGATAGCCCATGCCCTACTGCTAGCAGGTATTGTGGTGACTGTAGCTACTTTTGAAACAGCTAAAAGGCGCCCAACTTTTTTTATAGACTTTCCTACTGGAACACCAAGTAGATCTAGACAAGTAATGTATCTAAGTGGAGATGATGGTAAACTACAAAAAATAAAACTGGATCCAAAAGATCCAGGTGGAGAACATGAATAATGGAAACACTTTATGTATTAGTCATCTCTATGTGGGGATTGACTGCTGAAGGTGAATGGACTTATATAGGAAATCAAGACGTCCTTAATCAAGAGTTCAGTAAAGCACAATGTGAAAAACTTGCCGATAAAAACATGTGGACTAAAAATCATGACAATGAATATTATGATATTCAAATGCAATGTTATCCAGTCGACTGTGCCGGCAAAGAAAAATGTGAATAGGAGGTAAATATGAATTTCAGTTGGGAAGACTTCAAAAAGAAGTATGGTGAAGGAACTGCAGCAGATTTAGACTATGGTAAGTTAGTTATCATTGGTCTTTTAATTTATATTGCATTTTTTAAATAAAGGGGGTTTACAATCTCAAAAAAGTGTGATATAATATACTTACAAAATTAAAGGAGATAAGTGTTACGGTAGCACGGCTGGTTCCAACCCAGTAAGATAGGGTTCAATTCCTTAATCTCCTGCCAAGATAGGCCAACGAGGGAAGCCTGGCAATGTTGCCGAACACACCTCACACAAAGGAGAATCCGAGCGGCAAGTTAACGCGATTAAGCCTAGAACGGAGTAAAATTAAGACCTAGGTAGGTATACAGCGCCTTTATCAGAAAGCTGGCACCTCTCATCAATACGGGAGCTCTGCATTATAACAAGTAGTCCTGAGCATGACGATAAAACTGCTCACTTATAAGGAGGAACATATATGGTACCATATGACATGCCACATTCATCTTTCAAATCACCAAACAATAGACCAGGTTCAGCTACTACTGAAACCATAGACGAAACATATAAAAGAATAATAGCTGACCTCGAAAAAGAAAAACATTACTATATGGATAAGTATGTTGCAGCTCAAAAAGAATTAGATGAGCTAAAAAAAATTCAAAATAATTGAAAATAATCCTTTACAATTGCTTGAAAATGTGTTATAATGTATACATTAAATAATTATGGAAGGACTAAATTATGAAAATACGTAAATCTCAAGTTGCTGGAATGACTGATCTTGAATACACAAAACGTCATAACCTTATCAAACAGGTTTGGCAAAAAAGGCAGCTTGAAGCTAAGCGTGATGCTGAAATCGTTAGGGAAGAAAGAGCCCTTGAAAGACAGCTTAAAAAAGAAGGTATTGTTGATAACGATAATCACAATATCAATCAGTGGACAGATGGTCCACAATATCTTGAAAAACACTATGGTGCTCGTTTAGCTGATCAAAATCACTACGAGTCAGATGAAGGTTGGAATTAATATATGACTATGCATTTAGTGAGAGGTATGTATAACCTCAACACAAAAAAACGTAAGCAACCAAAACAGCCTGGCTGGCAAAAAGCTCAGGCTGAACACGATGCTTGGCTTAAAAAGATGGGTGTGCATCCATCTCAACTTAAAGGTAAGGAGAAATCGAGTGGCAACAGTATTCCGGATTATACAGAAAACCGTTCAACAATCCCAACGTCGGATCGCATCACAGCCATCCAAGGAAAGAAAACTCGAAACGTCTATACCGGAACCTATGTCACAGGACTTGCCACAATGCACAAATCAAACACTGTCCCCGTTGGCCGTGGCGATGACGCCAAAGCCTACGCTCAAATGAGGAGAAGCTGATGACAGATGGACCATTTTACTCAGCCTTTAAAGGTTCAAAAGAAGGCGTAATTGAACAGGAATTGACTACTTACAGAATGAAAGATGGTAACCTAGTAAAAGAGGTCGTCACACGTAAGTACCAATCAAATGGAGACTATATTGACTCCTATTGTAATACACCACTTATGTTAAAGGAGAACAAATG